AATAAAGTCGTTGATCGCTTTTTCTATCGTCGCCCATGCCGGATTCTTGTAATCATGCACGGCGATCACCTGCGCATGCGGACCGAAATTCTCCAGGTCTGCATGCACATAATCGTAACTATGGCCGCCATCGATCCAAAGTAGATCGATTTTCCTTTTCCAGGTCTTCCCGATCGCACGACTGTCACCTTCCCTGGCTGTCACGTTCTTCACATTCACACTCTTCATGTTCGCCAGTAATAATTCCTTGCTGGTGGGTAGATAGCCCGTGGGGTGCCACGAGTAATCATCGATTGAAACGATTTTCGCCTCCGGCCTGGCCAGTCCCAGAACGGCCGTCATTCCGCCGTAAAGCGAACCGATCTCGACGATCAACCCGCCAGGCGAAACATCCGCGGCTAGTTTCGCCATACATTCACGCTCGTTGATATCCGTCAGCGGCCACAGAGCTCGCGCATTTTCAACCGCATCGACATCACTGATCCTTGGCAAATTTGCATTCATGCTACAGTCTCCATTTCTTTTATGTTCATCCTCGCCGTCGCCCTTCCATAATTGTGGAAAATGATCCTCGCCTTCTGGCGATGTGGATGATTCCAATCGACAGGCAAAGCCTTGTAATTCACCGGGCATTCATGCAAAGCACGCATTAGGGACAGTTGCTCATCCCATTGCTGCCATCTCAGCCACTGCCTGCCCCACGCTTCGAACAATGCCGCTACAGGGTCACATTTCCTGAAAAAGACCACCCCCGAATTCAGGAACCTTATGTTTGGATCTCCGCCCAGCTCGACGATCGTTGCATCCCGCTCTTTGATGTTGATCTCCCAGCCTGCCAGCGGTTTGTTGTAGAGCTGGCCAACGCTCAAAAGCTCCTCCGCCAGTGCCATATCGTATTGATCTAGAAACTCAAACCCGTTCAAAATATCGGACATGAACTCGGTATCCGCATCGATATACAGCGTCCGCTCGAATGGCGTCAGCCCGTACAAAAATGGCTTCACTCGTCCCGCCCTGAATTGAAAATTTTCTCTCTGGCTTGCATCGAACGGGCTTTCCCCTTCCCATGCGATGAACTGCGCCCCTTTCACCGGCGTATCACCCACCACGCACACGGGGATCTTCAGACCCACATTCCTCAACGACGCAATGCTCTTGCGGATCTCGGTCGCCGCACGTGCGCCGAAGCTCATATATAAAAGCCCAATCGACTCGGCGTTCACCGTTTCGATCCTGGTCGGTGCCGGAGCCTTTGATAATACAAACTCCTCGATGACCTCCGCCGCCCGTTGTGCAGACTTGCCCAAATAGGGATACAGATCAGCGACAGCCTCGCGCTGAGCGGAGCCGTAAGGCGCAGACGAAGCGCCCACTGATAACTGCTCACTGATTACTGATAACAGCTCTTCCCCTGATTCCACCTGCGGACCCACATCCGTGTATTCCCAAAATCTCAAGCCCGTATGGACATTGCGCCTGAACTCCGGAGCATTCAAAATGATGACAGGCTTGCCCGTCACGCAAAATTCGTACAGCGTGCTCGAGCAATCGTTTACATAAAGATCAGCCCTGCGCATCACTTCATCGAAATCCCACACTGGCTCGATGCCGCACCGACTGTAAAAATCTGCCAGCATATCCATCGCCCGCGGATGTCCATGCCCAATCAAGGTGAAATTTTTCTGCCTGGCCAGCTCCGGCAAAATGGACCTGTAATGAGCGAACGCACTCCCCGCCTCCGGTGCGATCCTCGACCCATCCCAATGGAACGAAATACACACAACCGGTTTTCTCCCCCCAAATTCGGCGCTCTCCCGCATTTGGGGGGATGCCGAAGGCAGGGGGGCAAACCGGTCCATCTTCGGCGTCCCGATCACCGCCCCCGCTTTATGCGGGAACGTCTTTGCGATCAGCGCACGTGTGTGCTCATTCGGGTCCAGGAACAGACTGACATCCCTCTGCATTCCTGCCCCGCCTGCATAGGCGTTGTTTTGAAACGTCAATCCGATCCCGTGCTGCATGAAGATCATGGGCCTGCGGGGTTTCTTGTGCAATGCCCGCTGCAGGTCGTTATATCCGCACGTCACCAGCGGACCGTCTCCGCCCGGTGCGACATCCAATTTATTGTTGATGCCCGGTGGTTTCAAAGCGATCACATCCACGCCTTTGCTGATGGCATAATCCTGGATCAAGGCAGGCACATAGAACGAACCACGCATCTCCTCATCCAGCGCAAACCATACAGGCGCCATATGATCGATATAGTTCGAGCGTCTTGCAAAAAAATCAACCGGCCTTGCCCAATTCTTCACTGACATTTTGCTCCATCAAGTCCCCCCAAATACTCCGAAGGATATTTGGGGGGACGCGCTTTAGCGCAGGGGGGTTACGAAGCCGCCTCTTCGATCGGTACGAACGCACCCTTCTCGCTCACGGTGCTTTCCGTCACATTGAACTCTTCAGCATAATACTGGTCAGCCGCAACCAGCTTGGACGTTCCGCCGCTCACATCGTAGGTCGGGAACGGTCCCCGGATCGACAATGGCTGGAACACACGGTGCTGCACCAGCTCACGGTTGCCTGCAATGATCAAGCTGTCGGGGAACTCCGTCGAAGCGAAGATCGGCTTGCCCTTCACGCCACCGGCAAAGCCGGCCGCGTTCAGGATCGCATTCGGCCAGCCATCGCGCTTGAAGCCTTCCCAGTTCGAAAGCCGGTCTGCATTCGTGACGCTCGCCAGGAAGAAAGTTGGCTCATAGAACCGGTTGGCGACGATTACGTTCGCATTGCCCATCAGGCGCACCAACTCAGCCAGGTCGTCTTGTGTTGCTCCAACCGTCCATGCGGTGGTGCTGTTGCTGGGGACAGATTTGACCGCAGAGAATGCCATGTAGAGCAGGCCCTGGTCGATTTTGCGGCGCACCTGGCGAACCAGGTTGGCCATCGTGCGTGCCACCGCATCCCAGCCCAGCTGCGACCGGCTGAACACGATCGCCTCACGCGAGATCTGGTCAGCCAGGCGGTCAGCCGCGGCTTCGATTGTCTTATAGGCAAGCGTAGTCTTGACCCGCTCGATCGGAGCCATTTCGCCCGTGCGGATCGCGGAGTAGGAATAGTCCACCAACACATCATTGGCGCCGATATCCCCAGCCGTCAGGAATTTGATCCTGCCGTCCGCATAATTGATCACGTAATCCGTGCCCTCCACATAGGTGGTGCCTGCGGGGTTGCTGGTGACGGTCACGCTGCCAGGCGTGACGCGCCCAAAATCAAGGCCATACCAGGTATCCTCCGCTCCGCCTGTCACAACTTCATCGGTCACATCGACGGCATAGCCAGTCTCGCCGGTGGTCGTCTCGAAATACAGGCGGGTCGGGGATGTCTCGATGATGCCCACGTCGAAGATCCCGGCTGCAACGAGATTGGGGAATGCCTCTTCGATGATCGCGCGGCTTACGCTATAGGGTATGTTCAAATCGGTCGTGAGTTCGGCTTCCTCCAGCGCCTGGCTCTCGGCGATCAACTGCCTCTGATACAGTGCATCGAAGCGCTCGAGCAAACGCAGTGTGAAAACCTCCCCAGCGGTCACACCCTTGGTGAGATCACGTGCAGGCAGGTTCTCAGCCCGGCGGATGGATTCCACCAGCTGGAATGACGCACGTGCAAACTCAGGCGTGTTCGTCTCCTTTTCCAGCACAGGCGCAATACCTGTGATCCCGCGCCCCTGGCCTTTGAAGCCCATGCCATCCAGCACTTCCTTCGATGCCAGCTTGCCATATTCCTTGCGCTTGCTCTCGGCGAATTTCTTCACCGCTTCAGGCGTGGCGAGCTCGGCCTCATTGATCGACTCGACGAACATCTCGTTCAGTTTCTTGCCAAACGGGAGCTCCTTCGTCGCTTCGGTGATTGCCGCATCGACAGCAGCCTTGGCCTGCATCGCATCGTAGAGCTTCGCCTTATCTGCATTGGCCTTCACGGCCTCGATGATATTTGCATTCGCATCGATGCCAAGCGCCGTGCGCAGCGACTCATCCAGCTTCTTCAACTGCTTCTCATTCAGCGCTTCGAGCTGCGCTTCGTTCATGCCCTTGCCAAACAGTTCAGGATGCTCGGCAAGTAATTTCTTGAGTTGCTCCAACATTTCGTTCATGTCATCCTCCATAGATGATTGAGATTCAAATAATTCGGCGGCATTCTCGAAGGACGGTTCCAGCACCAGATCGAAGCCTGTGATATGCAGTTCCGCCACTTCGAAAATTTTTTCTTCGCCTTCCTTCACGTTTCTGCCTTCACCATAGCCACGCATCGACACGCCAGGCATCACGCCGCTTTCCATAAGGGTCAGGATGTCCTTGCCTTTGCTGGTCTCGAGCACGCGCCCCACCAGGTCCACGTGTTCACCGTTGAACGAAACGTCATCCCACTTCGTCACGGTCTCCAGTAAATTCGGACGCCCACCCTTATCGGATGGATGTTCTGCCTCGCCGAGTACCTGAATGGCTCGGCCCTGCCCTGCGCTCTCGTTCAGATGGCCGCGTAATTCCTCGACCGCCAACTTGAGCACAGCACTGGGATATCGGCGTTTGTTGCCATTGACAACATCCGCCGTCATTGCACCATCAATGCGGATCTTGCGCGGCTGCCCCTCCTGTGCTTCCTCCAGCACAGCCACAACTTCGATCCGCTCTTCGATCCGTTGCCCTTTCTTCCGCTTTGCTCCCTTCTCCAAATTGCGTTCAGCCATTTGGGGAAGGGCTGGGGATGGGGTCTGCGGCTGATAGGCCAGCTCCACGATCTCCCACGCATCCCGCGCAGCAAACACATACTCGCGCTGAGCGGAGCCGTCAGGCGAAGACGAAGCGTCCGCCTTCGAATAAGTGACCTTCCAATATTCATCGGTCTTCAGCATGCTCGGGGAACTCCAATCCGAAACGATCACATGATCGGAGAAAATCTCGTTCATATAAAAATTCATGCCGTAATTCGGGAATTGCGCCCTGAAAGCATCTCTGATCAACTGCATGGTGTAATCCATGCTCCCCTTCACCAGCTCCTCGAGCGGCTTGCCCTTTTGAATTTTCTTCATGATCTTTCTCCTTCGTGCTCTTTGTGTCCTTAGTGGTTAAAAATTGCTCACTGCCACATACTGATCCCGATAATATCTTCATCAAATAACGTACTTGCTTCCACCACAACCGCCTCCGCGCTCGCAGCTTTCTGATTGCCACCATCACCGGCGATCATCTCCACACCGCCGGAGACCGTATCCACATCGTCATCGTGACGGCCCTTCGGGAATGAAGTCGCCTCGCGGATGAAATCCAGGTTCCACGGCCCGCGGATTAACTTCACGTGTCCCATCTTCGCCCGCAGCTGCCAGGGCCTGGCCCGCTCCACCTTGTCACCCTCCGCATCCACTGCACGGATCTTGATCTTTACGAGCGCCTTATCCTTCAGGAACTGTTTCACAACCAGCCTTTGAAAATTATTACTTTCGATGCCCCATTCGACGCCCTCTTCCTCATCGGAAAGCATTGCCGTTTGCACTTGCGGCAAAAACTCATCCAGGTTGTGGACCTTGATGCGGTCACGCAAAAGCAGGTCGCCTGTCTTTTCATCAATGGCCACTGCGATCGTCGAATTCCAATCGCTTGTCTCACTCTCGCCCAGCGCCAAATCGACATAGCGGTACCACTGCAATCCATCGGGCGCTTTCTCGATGATTGGAAAATCCTTGTCATCGAAGAATTCACCCTGAGCCAGGCGCGGCAGTTGCTGGAACAAGGCTTGGAAGTCATAATCCAGCATGTTGGAACGTGTGTTCGCGATCTTCTTTGCATCCGAACGTTCAGGCCACAGCGCCTCCCCCGGTTTTCGCCCAAGCGGATCACCGCTCATCGGGACATAAATCCCACGCAATAAATTCTCTCGATAATCGTCCTCGTTCTTCGGATATTGATCTTCTTCCAATGCGAGCGCAGGTAAAAACACGATTGTCCACTGGTCCGCATCCGGATCGCTGATCATCTGTGCCAGCAATTGACCGACCAGATCCTCCTGATCCCACCTGGTGTGCATGATGATGATCGCCGCGCCCGGCGTATTCGCCACGCGTGGATAAACCACCGACCGGTACCAGCTCATCACCTTCCTGCGATACGTGTCGC